CCTTGTTAGGACCTTTAAGCGTTTGGAATCTCGTACATCTACCTGTGGATTTATGATGCCTTCTTCCAATCGTAACGCTACTCGACGCTCTTGTCGAGCCTACCGTTCCCGTCTCGTTGAGACTTTTGGGAGAGCGACGGCTACTTGGGGTTACCTCCATGAAATGGAGGCTCCTAGGTTCGAGCCAACCTTGGATATTTCTTGCACTGAATTAGCCCGCGAGGCTAAGGCCTTTCTTCTTGCTTGTCCTACTGAGGACCAAGAAGCTGCCTTTGCATGGAATTCGATAAAAAAGCTACAGCCGGCTTCATGCCGGTGTATGGAAGCTTCTTTGGTTCGTTCCGTCGCTGACCATTTCTCTTCACCACCACCTTCTCTTCCTACCGGCTACATTTCCTTTGTTCGTCGAGTTGTACGAAAGATGTTCCCTCACGGATGGGACTCTTCTTCGTATGAACGTTTTGTTAGAACTGTTGACCCTCCGCTTTCGGCATGCGATGAAGCCGTGAGGAGCGGGGGCGGCGTCCACGGGTTTCTCTCAGGAGATTCCCGTCGCTCTTTTAGGCAGTCGGATTATCTTTCGACCTGCCTCGAAGGTGCTCGCCGTCCCTTGTCCACACGGTCTTATCTCACTGTCGTTCAGTCTGCTGGTAAGCCTCGTCCTCTTAGCAAGTTTTCCGCTGATGCTCTTCATTTGAAGCCCCTTCACAGGAGCATCTATGAGCACATTTCGCGTTTTTCTTGGCTTTGCAGAGGCGACTTTACCAGCGACAAGCTTAGGGATGCCGGTTTTTCTTTTTGTGAAGGCGAAACTTTGACTTCCGGGGATTATAAGTCTGCCACCGACAACCTTTCGATTGAGGTTGCCGAGGCAATTATGGATGAGCTGCTTAGCAACACGGTCTCTGTGCCGGGTTCGCTGAAGGCTTACGCCATGTCCATTCTCCGTCCGTCATTGTATAACCTAGAATTTGATATAGATGATTTTTCTCCGAGTCGTGGCCAGATGATGGGCTCGATGCTTTCTTTTCCTCTTCTGTGTATACAGAACCGGATTGCCTTTTTGTATTCAGGGCATTCCGTTGGGATTGATTGCAGCAAGTTCCCTTGTCTGATCAACGGAGACGACATACTTTTCCGTTCCGGACCGCACTTCAGTGCGCTTTGGATGGATTCTGTACGTCGTCTTTCTCTGGAGGTCGAGAGATCTAAGACTTCTGTTTCTCCTCAGTATGGTTCTTTGAATTCCACTTTGTGCGTTCGCTACGGCAAACGTTATCGTGTTGTTCCTACCATTCGTATGGGGATGTTGCGTGAGTCCGAGTCTCTCGACTCCCTTGCTCGGGGTTTTGATGATTTTATAAAGGGTTTGAAAGGCTCCTATCGCTTTAGAGCAGCGATGGCCTGGTTTAGCTGGAACATAGGAAAAATTCGACCTCTTGGTCTCACGACGTATGATTTGGGTTTCCGTGGACCCTTAGCTTATCGTGCCACCAAGAGATTCGGTTTGAGCACGACGGTAACTCACACACCTGTACCTTCTCTTTCCGTCGATAACGGACTCTCCCTTTCCTCCTCCGGGGCGGAATTTGTGGATCCCGAGGTCCTTTCTGACGAAGATAAGGTCGTCAACCTTTGTGAATTAGCCGCGTGGAAGTGGAGGACGTCTTTTAATGCCTCCGATAGAAAAAGGGCCGTTTTACGTTTTTCTCTAGCTGTTTCTGCCACCAGGATTGATGCGCCCGATTTTCGCCCCCTCCTTTGGGGGTCCGATCTCGGTTGTTTGACCCGGAAGTGGCACAGTGCCAAGATGTATAGCGTTCCCTTGAAGAAAAGAGAGAGGGGTTTTCCCGTCCTAGCTGGTTATGTAGGTCGGTTACCTTCTTATGAAGAGGTATTAGCGGGAGAGGTAGACGTCGGCTCAGTTGAGCTGCTCACAAAAGAAAAAGAGAAATGAAC